GTCGAGATCTGCATTCACCGCCGTATCAAAGGTGGCAAGGCTGGCGGTGAGGCGCGAGATCGCCGCCCCTGCAAAGTTACGACGGCCCGGCGCTACCGGCTGCGGGCCGGTCAGTGCACGCCAAGCGCGTTGCATGCGTTGAACAATCGGCACTTAGAACCTCACCTGTATTTTGCCGCCGGCCGACAGACCGTTAGCGACGCGCTCGGCACGATCTTCGTTTTGCACCATGGCGCTGTATCTCGAATGCCATACCAGCAGATCAGCCATGCCCATTTTTTTAATGCTGCGATTGCCGATGGTGTATTCCACGACATCGGCAGCGCCCTTCGACTCGATCAGGGCCTCAATTGCATCGAGAACTTTTCGTGCGTGCGTGCGGGTGTCAGTGCCTGCGGCCAGTGTTGTTGATGAGGCGCGGATCTGCAGCTGGCCACGGTCGACGGTGTAGCGTAGCGCGCCCAGCTCGACATATGCCGACCAGGTGTAGTAATCGACTGCCCATGCAGCGGATGCGGCAGCGCTCGCGGTGACGTTGTAATCATCTCCACTGGCGGCCGCCGTCAAACTGATGACGCTATTGGTGCTGGTGCGTGGCACCAGGCGGTATTTCAGCGTCCAGCCAGCGCTCGCCGGATAATCTGGCACGCTGGTGGTGAAATCAAGCGTGTCTCCGGCGGTGATGAGATTTGACAACGTCGTCATGAGCCGATGCGTCCTTTTTTTGCCATAAACGTCACGCTGCCGATGCGGCCCGTTTTTACGTCTGCATTGCTGTTGCCCACGCGCGCGATATCGCCGAGTTGACCGGCGCCGATCGCGCCAACGTTTACAAGCGCCTGGCCGGTACCAATGCGCTCAAATGAATCGTATTGCGTAACAAAGCCGACACGTGCGTTGCCGGCTCCGGTGCCAATCATTGCGCCGCCGGATACCGTAAATGCTTGGGCTCTGTCGGTTTCCTCTACCTGCCCCAATAGAGCGGATTTAAATCGCGCAAACGCCTGCGCGCTATTGGTTTCAGCCGCCTGGCCAATGAGCTTGACCTTGAACCTTATAAACGCTTGCGCACTATCTGATTCAGCGACCTGCCCAACCGCGACCAACTTTGGGCTAATTTTCGTGATCGCTTGGGCGCTGTCTGCTTCGGTGTTTTGTCCGAGAGATTTTCTTTTGACCCGCGTAACCGGCTGCGCAATGTCTGTTTCGCTCGCCTGCCCGCTGGATTTTCTTTTGATCCGCGTAACCGCTTGCGCAATGTCTGCTTCGCTTACCTGCCCGAGCTGTTTGCTTTTGACCCGCGCAACCGCTTGCGCAGTGTTGGTTTCCGATGCTTGGCCGATTGCGATCGTTTGACCGGCGAGCCGGGTGATCGGCTGCGCCGTATCGGTTTCGGTGTTTTGCCCAACGACCTTTGTTTTGATGCGCGCAATCGCTTGCGCGGTATTGCTCTCAGTGATCTGGTTGACCGTGGCAAATAGGCCATTGGCCGCCACATCAATTAGTTCGGCATCAAACCAGCCTTCAGCGACTGCGTTACGATCAAACCACGCCCGGGCGCGTGCATTGGTATCGAATGAACCGAGACGAGCCATTATTTACCAACAATAAACGATGCAATACCCCGATCCGCCTGTCCCACCATTGCCGCCGAGGCCCGGATTCATGCCGACACCACCACCACCACCGCCACCACCGCCGGCGCCGCCGTTGCCACCATCCCCACCGGCGGCAGATGCAAATATCGTAGAACCGCCACCACCACCGCCCGAGCCCCCACGGCCTGAATTGGCTGCTGAACCGTTACCTCCAGCCGTTGCAGCGCCGGTTGTTGAGTCTGCGCCATACGTGCCACCACCGCCCGGCACATAAGCGCTGGATTTACCACCCGCGCCGCCTGAAATATTGACAGGCACCGCACTATGCGATCCGCCCTTGCCACCACCACCACCACCACGCAACGATGAACCGCCGATGCCGGTCGTGACCGGCGTAGCCGCGCCACCACAACCGCCGCCGCCTCCGTTTTCAGCGCAACATTGATTGCCCGTTGGCACCGCAATCGAACCGGATGCGCCGCCGCCCCCTATAGCGCTACCCGTGCTGGCAGTGGGTGCGGTTGTATTCACATAGGGTGCGCCACCGACGCCACCTGTTGCCGTTCCCACCGCACCAGCGGTTGCCGTGCCACCACCACCACCGCCGCCAGATGCTGCTGCGGTAATCGGGCCGCCCATACCACCGCCGCCACCAAATGCCGCGACCCAACTGCCGAACGATGAATTACCGCCGATCCCGCCGTTGCCGCCAGCAGCACCCGCCGCCCCTTTAGCGCCTGCGGTCCCGGCAGCGCCGATGGTCACCGTCTCATTAGAAGCCAGATCCTCCGCAGAAAACACGCCGCGCGCCCATGCGCCGCCGCCGCCACCACAACCACCATGCGCGACAACCGCAGTGGCTAACGAGGCCCCGGCGCCACCACCGCCGCCCGCGCCGATAATCTCGACGATGACCATCTTGGGCGTGAAGTTTGTCGGCTTGCTCCAAGTGCCGCTCGCGGTGAATGTTTGAATATTGCTCGCGGTGGTTGAAGCGCCGCTGACGATCACACCCGCAGAATTATATTTTTGCCAGCCCGCACCATCTTCATAGACCAGTGACTCACTTGGGCCGAGAGACGCAGTCACCATCTGACGCACCCGCGATGCGTCAACTTTATCGACAACGACCTGATTAATGACCGAAGCATGAGTATTTGCAATGACAACCGATTTGACATTGCGCGTAGTGCTCGAGCCCGGCACGGCGACGATATCGGTAGTCGTTGCCGTTGAAATGTCTGCCACACTAGCCTCGCCCGGCGTGACCGTTGTTCCGCTGAGGTCGACATAGGATGCACAGACCTCGATCGTTCCAGCAGCAGAGGTCTGAAGCTGCAGCTTTGAGCTGGTAGAGGCAAGATTAATCACAGAGAATCGCCCGAATTCAAATGTTTATTTTCATCGGTACGCTCGATGATGGTGTAACCCGGAAAGAGCATTTCGGCTTGTGCCAGGTTTTCGACGACAACGATGTTTTCGATGACACCGCCTTTGATCAGAAAAACATCCATCACGCGGCCCGATAGAATCCGGTCGCCGCGATTTGTGCGGTGATATCGCTGCCGTCTGGAGTAACGACAAAATCGTGACTGGTGAGCGGAATAATCGACGAATCGGTGCCGCCCGTAGTGTCCGGGTCGTAACAGATGATGAGTTTTGACCAACCATCACCCGCCGCAACCGCCGACCAAGTCTGATCGGCGATGTCGAGGTCGACGCGATCGTTGGTATCGTCTGGAGCCAAAGCAGACAGGTCTGTATCGGTCAGAACTTTTCGCGCGTAGCCGGTATTAGTGACCTCGTTGGTCGTGCCGGCTACCAGTGCTGCGAGCGTGTCAACGTCTTTAAGCGTCGCGTCTGACTCAAGGCCAGAAGTCGCGAGCACGACAATGATGAGAGCCGAATTCGCGCCGTCATTTGTGTCGACGCGGTTGTAAAACTCGGCGACGCGGCCTTTGGCGATATTGAAAACAAAGTCAGCCATGCGTGCTCCTGTTTATCGTTTCCAGTTATGAACAAAACTGCCAGGCCGCTTGATCAGCCGCGGCTTGTTGCGCTGCGCAGACGGCACCGGCGGCGTTTTATCCGCCGCCGGCAGCTCGATCACAGCCGCTTGTGTATCCCTTGCTTCCGCCGCGACAAAAAGATCGCCCGCCGTGGCCTTTAATGCGGCCTCGACGCGGTCCCAGTTGACGCGTTGCACGCCGGCATGCAGCGCGGCGGCGTAGCCATAGACCTCGATGTCGAGCGCTTCGTTACGTGCTCCGGCGTCTTTTTCCCAAACTTGCCTGGCATAACCATGGTGATACCGTGTAACCAAACGCTCGGCTGTGAGCTGCTCCCAGTATTCATCCGGCAGCCCTAATGGAAAGTGCATTGCGCCCGGCCCTGCAGCCTGTTTTGTTGCTTCGTTGACCAGCGCCAGGCGTGCATAAATGCGCGACTTTGCGGTATCAACTCCGAGCGGCCAGAGTTTGACGCCGCCTTTGATAACTTGACCGTGGTGCGTGATGTCCTGGTCACTTGGGCGCCCGAGAATTGCTTTACCAGGCCGCGATTGACCTTTCACAGCGATGACGTTGCGATTCCAGTGCCGCCGCACAAAAGCGTAAACCGTCTGCGTTCGAAAACCTGTATCGATCGCGCTCGCGGTGATGCGCATCGGCGAGCCCCATTCATGCGGAAACGACGTTTCGAACAGATACTCGGCCAGCTGCTGCCAAACGCCTTCAGTTTCGGTGTCGCCGAAAATTACCTGATAATCGATTAGCCAGGATTCTTCGCCGCGGCCCCAGGCTTTAACGCCAACCTCGATGCGGTTGCCCTGTATATCAACCCCTGCGGTCAGCACCAGGCCACCTGCAGGCACTTTGCGCAGCAGATAAGGCCCTGCACGCTGCTTTAATTCGTTGGCGTTGACCGTGATGCCACGCTCGGCATAGGGCAGGCCGGCGACCGTGTTCGTCCAAACCTTGAGTAAATAGCCGGTCGGGTCCTTGTCTGCCTCAAACCGCTTTTGCACTGCCTGCCGCCAGCTAAACCAGCCCAGCGGCGAATAAAACGCCGGCAGGTGATAACTCTTTTGCCGGCCATCGTTTGGCGCGGTGGCGATCCACCGCCCCGCGGCCAGCATTTGCGTTTTGTGGTGCTCATCGATGCGCTGCTCGCAGGCCTCGCACTCATACCAGACATCGAGCAGCTCGCCGGTATCGCGCTCGACTGCGCCAGCAGTGCCGGGCTCGACTTGTTGAATCTCGCCGCTATCGGCGAGGGTAATCTCCAAGGCTTTACGCGTTTCCCAGCGGAACTGATCCCACACCAGCACGACCCCGTGCCCGCAATGCGGACACGGCACGTGAAATTTTCGTTGATCGCCCCGCAGATAATGCCGCCAGACTTTCGAGGTCGACATTTCAGTCGGCGTGGAGGCGCGGTAAATCTTTTTTCTTGCCTGATACGTATCGGTGCGCTTTTCGGCCAGCTCGTCGGCGGGCCCCTGGCCGTCGACGTCATCCGGGTATTCGTCGATCTCGTCTTCAAACAGATATCGCACCGGCATCGACTTTAGCTCGGCCGCACTATTGGCCCCGGCGATCACCAGCACGCCGCCAGGGAAGTCTTTCATCATCGCGCTGTTGCTGCGGTCACGCGTGCGCTCGCTGATCTTTGCGCGCAGCCGCGGCGCGCTGTCGATCATGCGCGCCAGGCGCGTCTTGCTCGAGCGCTTGCCCGTGTTACTGGTCGGCAGCACCATCATCGTCGGGCCCGGTGCCCAATCGATGATGAAGCCGAGAAAGTTGTTGCCGATCTCGGTCTTCGCCACCTGCGTGCCGGCCACCAGCGTCACTTCGCTGGTCGGATCGTTCGGCGATAACACTTCCATGATCTCGCGAGAATACGGCACGCGATCCGTGCGCCACGGGCCCGGCTCCGCCGAGATCTCCGCCGACAACACGCGGTGACGGTCAGCCCACTCGCAGATCGTCAGGTCCGGCTCGGGCCGGATTGCTTCGGCAAAAACCTTACAGTCAAGCAGCCACGCGCTCGGCAGACCTTTCGGCAGCTTCGGCAGAGGCGGTTGAATCATTGGCCAGTTCATTGAGCACCCGCTTGATCTCGCCCGTGAGCTGCGCATGCACGCGCGCAGCATCTTTTTCGGCCGCCAGGATTGTCGCCAGGCGGTCTGGAATGTTCAGCAACTTGTCGCGGATCGCCGCGTAACGTTTTGCGGTGACGTTAGCCAGATCGTCAGTGGCGATCAGCCGGCCCAGCGCTTGCAAGTAACGCAGCTCAGCCTCATGCGCTTCAAATTCCTGCTTACGAGCGCGTGCTGCCAGATAGCGTTGATCGTTTGTTCCGGTGCCTTCGGGCACATCGCCCGGTGTCTGCACGTCTGCACCGGTTGGCGGCACTTCAAACAGGCCTGCACCGACCATAATTGGAGCGCCCGAGCGTGCCGCTTGATCTGCGTCGGTGTTGCCGTCCCACTGGTGCATGGCCTGTTTCGCCTCGATACCTTTCAATTTTCCACTCACGCCACGTCGAACAGCCGTTACACGCCCCGATTCGATCGCTTTTTGCACGGCACCCAGCGAAACGCCACGCATCCGCGAGAATTCACGCAGACTGACCCAATTTTCAGCATTTTCCATGGTTGACTACTCCGCGATCACTTTTGACCACTTTGACCACTCATGAGCGACCACCCCGAGCTTTCTTCACCGACTAGCGCGACTGCGGGGTTGGAATTAC